CCCACAAGTATTAGCCGTGACAGAATCAGGAACACCATTTCAATTTCTTCATTGGCAAGACGCCATCACCCAAAAAGTAAAAGGTAATATCTCTTATGAAATGGGTGACCTTGACCAATTCTTTGGTGGCACTTCTCGTATGACAGGTGAGCGTTCTCATGTTGAAGTTGGATCAATTGTGTTCATCAAAGGTAAGTTCAAATATTCGACTAAGGCACCTGCACTAACAAATCCAAGTTTGTTCAAGCGTGATTTGTACACTTGTTCATACTGTGGTCGATTCACACCAGAAGCACAAATGACTCGTGATCATATCGTACCAGTGTCAAAAGGTGGTAAAGACACTTGGACAAACTGCACTTCAGCTTGCAAGAAGTGTAACAATGCCAAAGGCAATCATATGTTAGAAGATACCGAAATGGAGTTACTATGGGTTCCATACACTCCGAATCGTGCTGAAACATTGATTCTGTCTAACCGCAACATCCTTGCTGATCAAGCACAGTTCATTTCACATCATATACCAAAACATTCAAGAGTTCCTCAGTACTTGGAACGACATTGCGGCATTGTTTTATAGCGGCGTGTTGCATTGCACAAACTTCTTGATAAATAATTCATCGTTAAATATTAGGGAGTTTGGCAATGTTGGAAAAATTTATAGAGTGGTTGGCATCGTTTGAATCTGAATCAGCAAAGCGCTGGGCACAGAGGTATATGTGATGTCAATTGAACAAGTAATAGATGTAATTTTAGAAATTCGTGGTAGTAGAGCATTGCGTAGTTATAACATAATCCGCAAACACGTTGAGTAATAAATAAAAGTATTCGGTGAAGGCTAGCAAAAGTATTTGAGACGGCCCGGGCAGCACGGACCCACCTCCACCAAGAGTGCAACAAGCGTTATGGTGTGTAGTATAGATCCTCCTCTATACGAAACCTTTACCTGCTTAGTGACGCCGCAGGGCATTCTTGATGGGGGTGAAATAGAATCGATCAGGTATGAGTAGTGATGCTGGAGGATCGGCAAAAGTTTGAAGCCGTAGGATTGGGGTGACCTGGTCGAAGAGAACAAAAACTATAAATGCAAACGATGAGTACGCATATGTAAAGGCCGCGGCCTGAACTGAGTTTGGTCTAGCTTGGAAACAGAACTAGACCTAATGGGCAAGCATCTTCGGGTGTCTTGCCCATTTTACTTTGGCAATCAATGAGTTACCACACCTATTGTATTTCTTATTCGTTCCTGTATAATGATTTACATTGAGTAAGGAGATACAAATGTTCCCTAATTTTATTACATCAAAGTTTGTCGAATGCCAAAAGCAGGCAGTATTGTGGCAACGTGATCATTATCATTATGAAATCGAATTTACTGGTAATCAACCGCCTGCTCGGCAATTGGTGAATACTTCGTTTGAAGATGCAATGGTTGAGTTTGATAAGATTGAGGAGATGCGAAATGACTAACGAAGAACTTATTGAGAAATTGAAAGAGGCAGCAAGTGATTTGTCATACTATAATGCCGCTGAAGGCGACTCGTGGAGTAAAGAGCGTCTTGCTCGGCAACAAGCTCGCGAAAACTTGGCGAAATATCATTCCGAGTGCATCCTCGCAGGGCTTGATCCTTCAGAAATTCTTAAAGACGGGCATTATTTACTGTGATCTCTCATCGTGATATGAAGTTCTTTGATGTTGCTCGCTCTATGGCAAAATTGAGTACTTGGAGCGAAGTTCCTCGAGAACAAACTGGTGCTGTCATTGTGCTACGAAACGAAGTCATTGCTGCTGGTTATAATCGTCGCAAAGGTAATATGTTGCACGGATTCTTTGCTGACCGGGTTGGTCGTCCTGAGGCAGCATACGCTCACGCTGAAACAAGTGCATTGAGTAAATTGACTAAAAACAAATGGGAATATAACCCGCACAATACCGATTTTCATATGATGAAGATTTATATTTTTAGAGAGACCAAGCAAGGATTAGGTTTAGCTAAACCCTGTGATATATGCACACTCGCATTGAAGTCATTTGGTATAACCAATATATTCTATACTACTGATGAAGGTTATGGGTACGAAAAATGGGAACACTAAGACGATTTGTGCCGTTAATTAAAACTCTGCTCGCATTTCCATTAGCAGTTATAGCTGCACCCTTTGCATTCGCGTTTGCTGCATTTTTACTAGTTGGTGGTGTAATATTTGCCAGTATGGCACTAATTGTATTTTTCAAAATTGGCGACTTCATTTTAACGTTATTATGAAAACCACATTTAAAGAACTAATAAACACTTTCATTGCAAACCTTGAAGGGTGTAAAGTAAAGTTTGATCGTGGTTCCGAGGTTATCGAGGACAATGATATTACTTTGTATTTCAAGCACAAGGAAAATGACGAGAACGCATCCATTGAGCAACTGATTAGTAATCAATTGGTGTGTATGGGTATTGAAACGAAATACTTGCCATTCTCCGATGACTGTCATACTTGGATGCTCTTTGGTAAGACTGCGGCAGATGTGTGGCATGTCGTGGTGTATAAGGAAGCAGGTAAGATGATCATTCAATGGAATATCATTACAAATCAATAAGTTACCACACCTATTGATTTTCATCTTGAGTCGTATATAATGAATTCATGTTGTGAAGAACACAACGAAACCCAAACAAATTGATTAGGAGCTATATCATGTCAGTACAAATCGAAAACCTGAATGTTGTTGAACTTGAAACCTTGCTGGCTAATGTCAAAGCAGAAATTGCGAACCGTAAGGTTTCCGTGAAACAAGCTAAGATCAATGCCAAACTTGAAAAGGCTGCTGATGTTGCCAAGCGTGTAGCTGAGCGCAAAGCCAAGTTTGAACTCAAGGTGCAGTTCGAGAAAGAAAAGGCTGAGAAGCGTGCTGCTGAGAAGCGTGCTCGTATCATTGCCCTTGAAGCGAAACTGCAAGAGCTCAAGAAGAAAACTGAGCCCGTATCTGCAAAGACCCTTGCAAAGATGGGCGCAGCAGTAGGAAAGCGTAAGTAAATCAATGAGTTACATGAGGTATTGATTTTCACAGTACCTCATGTATAATGAATTCATCGATTAAGCAAACAGGAACAAAGATCATGAAAACCGTTGTCCTCCCTGAAATGAAAATGATGCCTACTGTTGTTGCCGCATTCAACATTTTCAATATGTGTAATTGTGAGCACTCGGCAATTTTTGTAAAAGAAACTGGTTCACTCGTGTTTGATGAAATTCGTCCCGAGTTTTATGAGGTACAACAATAATGGGCAACGGTAAGGCTTTGTTTGCAGCAATTATAACAGCAGTATTTGTTCAATTTCTATTTTCATATCCTGCGATGTTGATTTGGAATGGTTGTTTAGTTCCTGCAGTTACAGGATTAGTCGAAGTGTCGTGGTTGCAAATGTGGGGCATTTGGGTTCTTGTCTCAGCTATGACAAAAACATCAGTCGAATTTAAGAAGTAAACTTATTTGGAATGGCTCCAGCAAATCTAACTACATAGATCGAGGCACTGATGATGAACGAACAACCTTCTCAGAGAGTGTCGAACCTTGAAGTGTCGGCAAGCCAAATTGACACAAAAACCATTCCGTTGTATAATGATTCACAAGTTACAAAATGCCGCTTTAGCTCAATTGGTTAGAGCAACCGACTCAGGAGAATGCAGGTTAGCTATACAAGGGTTCGATTCCCTAAGTTCTCAAAAGTAATCGGTGGGTTCTGGGTTCAAGTCCCAGAGGTGGCACCAAGTAGTAGAATGTTTACAGCAAACTAAACCAATGGCGGAGCGAAATCTCACTAAACTACAACATTCTGAAAGGTAATATAATGACTACATTCGCACAAGCAGTAAATACCCCATCAATGACAACCACAACTAATGGTATGGCGGCATTTGATAAGACAGGAAACAAAGTGTTGGACTTGTTTTACAATATTGGTTCATCACGCAACAATCCTGCAATCGTTCAAACCTTCATGACTGCATTTGGAGAAGACCCTCTCCTTACTATGAAATGTCTATTCTGGGCACGTGATGTCCGACAAGGGGCTGGAGAACGCAAAGTTTTCCGTGACATTCTTTCTACCCTTGAAATGGTCAATCCTAGTGCAGTCGTGAAGAACCTACATTTGGTACCAGAGTTTGGTCGGTTTGATGACCTTCTGGTATTCCATGTTCCTGCAGTGCGTCGAGTGGCACTGAAAGTATTCACTGATGCAATTCAATCTGGTAATGGTCTCGCCTGCAAGTGGGCACCACGCAAAGGTGCCGATGCAGAAGCACTTCGCAAGACAATGATGATGTCGCCTAAGCAATATCGTCAAACCATTGTTGCAGGTTCTAAAACTGTTGAGCAACAAATGTGTGCTCAAAAATGGACTGACATTGAATATGGTCAGATTCCATCAATCGCAGCAGCACGGTATCAAACTGCTTTCGCTCGTCACGACTTTGATGGTTATACTGCATACAAAGAAGCATTGAAGAGTGGTGACGCTAAGGTGAATGCTTCAGTGCTATACCCACACGATGTTATCCGTTCATTGGAAGGTGGCGGCGACGGTGATGTTGCACAAGCACAATGGACTGCACTACCAAATTATGTTGGTGACAAACGTGTATTACCAATCAGCGATGTGTCGGGCTCAATGGACTGCAAAGCATCTGGTTCAATCACTTGTATGGATGTGTCTGTTGCATTGGGTTTGTATTTGGCAGAAAAGAATACCAGTGTGTTTCAGAATTTGATTTGCACATTCCACACCACACCAGAATTGTTTGAAGTGAAAGGTAGCATTGCAGAAAAGTATCTTCTGTTGAAGCGTGCACCTTGGGGTGGTTCCACAAACTTTGAAGCAACATTCAATTTGATTCTCAAGAAAGCAAAAGAGAATAATGTTCCACAAGAGGAGATGCCTGAGGTTATTGTGTGTTTGAGCGATATGCAATTTAACTGTGCAACTCGTGGATATAGTCGTGAAGACTCATACAATCCAACTGCAATGGAAATGATCAAGCAAAAATATGCAACAGCAGGTTACAAAGTTCCTATGTTAGTATTTTGGAACTTGAATGCTGTATACGGAAATGCACCATCGACTGCACAAGAGAATGGTGTCGTATTGATTTCAGGATTCTCACCAGCAATTATGAAAGCAGTATTAGCAGGTGACTTCGACTCGATTTCACCATACAAAATGATGTTAGATGTTTTGAATTCAACTCGTTATGAAGGAGTGCAAGTATAATGACACAACAAGAACAAATCGTAGCAGCAGTTACCAAAGCAAAAACCTACACTAAGTACGCAGGTATTGGTTTGCTTGCATTGACACTAATCTCTGGTGCATATCAAATCGTGCCTGAAGGACATCGTGGTATTCGCACACAATTCAGTGAGGCAAAAGAAGTCACTGGACAGGGCTTGAACTTCAAGATTCCGTTCATTCAAACAATCGTACCAATGTCGATTATGGCTGATGCTGTTGAGATTAAGAATGTCGAAGGTGCAACTAAAGATACTCAACCTGTGCATACTACCCTTGTTGTTCGCTATCACATCAACGAAAAGAACGTGATGACCGTATATAAGGAATTCTCTCGCACTGGTGATGTTGATCAGTTGGTCGGCACAGGTGCAATTGAGGCATTCAAGTCTGTTACTGCAAAGTATGATGCAACAGAACTAATTTCAAAACGCCTTGAGGTTAGCAATGCAGTGGTTGCAGCAATCCAACAAAAGATCACAAAGTATGGTGTTGAGGTGGTAAACGTCGATATGACTGCATTCAGTTTCTCTCCTGAGTATATGAAGGCGATCAATGCCAAAGTAACAGAAGAACAACAGAAATTGGCAGAACAAAACAAACTAGAACGAATCAAAGTTGAGCAACAACAAAAAGTGGTTGCCGCAAATGCAGAAGCTGAAGCAGCAATTGCAGCAGCAAAAGGTAAAGCAGAGGCAGTTCGACTTGAGTCACAAGCGTTGCGTGATAATATGAGTATTCTTGAACTTCGTCGCATTGAAGTGGCAAAGATTCAGGCAGAGCGTTGGGATGGCAAACTTCCATCAACTATGCTTGGTAGTGCAGTACCTATGATCAATATGGGGAAGTGATGAATACTTTTAACGTAGGACAACGTGTCAAATATATTGGGAAGAAAGACGACGAACTTCCCAATCTGAAACCAGAACATATGGGAACTATTTGGTCAGTTGGTGTAGGTAAGTCTTGGATTTGGGTAGTATTCGATACTCACGAGCGCCCAGTTGCAGTTCATCATAACGAAGTGGAGCTATTGACAAATGAAGATTGAAATGCTAGATTTGGATGATCAAAAATTTGTAGTTGGTTATGACTATTTTGATCCTGAAGTTACAGAAACGGAATATGGACATAACATATTTTGGCTAGAATCAGAATTGGAAAACATTTCTTTAGCTTTAACTAAGAAACAAATGCTGCAACTTGCCAATGCAATTCTTTTCCTAAAGGATAATGTATAATGAAACCCGCAGTTCATCTACAAACTAAAGCTGGTCATCAATTTTATATGAAAGTTTGGGAACAATTTGAAGAGGCGAAAGGATTGTGTACCGTCGAATCGTTCAAACAACTTTTGGCTGATCAGCGCCGTGTCGCAGAAAAGAGCTTGATTGAATTTCTAAATGATGATACAATGGCAAAACAATACAAAATGGACGACGAAGACGCAACTGGTTGGCAATTTTATAAAGAGACTGCGGACCAATATTCAGTTCTAAATCATTTTTACAATCGGAAGGTATATTGAAATGACTCGAAAAGTCACGTTATTTAAGTATGAGAACATTGCAACTGGCGAAATGTACTACGGGTATCGTCAAAAGGACGCATTGACAAAAGAAATTGAAGGTTCGGTGTATATGGAAGTCACTCCAAGTATCACTCGACCAAAACAGATGTGGGTTAAGATGGACGCGCTTCGTGTCGCAGGCGAAATCACTTTTGACAAACCGAGGGCATAATATGTTCTTAGACGAAACTTCATTCCAACTTCGTGTAGAAGAAATTTGTCGCACTCAACGACTCGACTATATGGATGCTGTTCTAAAATTTTGTACTGAAAATGATTTGGAACCTGAGGACATCAAAAAATTGGTTACAGTGAACTTGAAAGACAAGATTCGTAATGCCGCAATTGAACAAGGACTGATGCGCCCAATTAGTCAATTGCCTCTTTGAACGGTTTTGGTCTCTTTAGAATTTATCAGCCGCTACATTTACATTTTACTACTACATCATATGACATATTTAAGTATGCTGGTAAAACTAAGTCAATTACAGAAGAAACATTTGTCAAGCGAAAAGATTGTCATATGTTTGAAAAATGGGCACACAAACTAAACAATCCCACCAAAGCTGGACAAGTTATACTTTCAAATTTTATCTACAATGACGCTCAATTCATATATGGTGATGTCGAGGATGCTATTTCCATATATAATGAATGGAAAAAAGTCAGAGAATCGGTGAGTGAGGTATTCAAAAATGAATGCATTGAACTGGCAGAAATTAAAAACAAATTATCAGGATTCCGAGCACTTTTTGATCGCACTCCTAAAGGAAATAATGCTCCCATACTACAATTATATCAACACAAACGGATACACCCTGAGTCTTTGGTTATTCTTAGTAGTGTTAGTCACAATTTCATAGATCAATGGAGTTACGAGTATGCAATAGACCCATTACTTTCCGATCAAATTTTCACCCTACGCAAATACGTTCCATTCGTTAAGTTTGACGTAGATAAAGTTTTAAAAATATTCAAGGAGTTTTTAAGTTCAAATGAACACAAATGATTTAGACGAGTTTGCCAAGCCACGCAAAGTTCGTAAGCAGAAAGTGCATCGTCAACCAGTTTTCTTTGATGATGATATGGACGAAGTTCGTAACAGGAAGCAAGCTGGCAAAAAGAAGCACAGTCGTAACTTTGGTGTTGTAAATGAGATGGACTTTGACGATGACGAAGAGCTAGAGCAGTACAAGCCCTTCTTGCGGTAAATTGAGCAACCATATATAATGTATATGTTATGAGATGTACTTGTGACAAATAAATTATATTCGTATCTAACGTAAAATTTCGTACCTAAAGGAGTAACACATATGAAAAACAATAAAGCATTTTCCACACTTCTCGCCGCAGTTGAAAAGGCAAAGAATGGAACCCCAGCGAATCGTGACGACCAATATTGGCGTTGTGAGCAAGACAAAGCTGGAAACGGTTTCGCAGTCATTCGCTTCCTACCGGGTAAGACCGATGATGATCTCCCATTCGTAAAAACATTCTCTCACGGATTCCAAAGCCCAACTACAGGCAAATGGTTCATTGAAGATTGCCCAACTACTATTGGTCAAACTTGTCCAGTATGTACTGCAAACAATCCTCTTTGGGCAACTGGTGCAGAGAAGGATAAGGAAGTTGCTCGCAAGCGTAAGCGTAAGCAGGCATACATCGCTAACGTATTGGTAGTTAGTGATCCAAAGAATCCAGACAATGAAGGTAAGGTGTTCCTGTTTAAGTTTGGTCCTAAGATTTTTGATAAGATCAAGGACAAAATTGATCCACCAAAGGACGAACAGGGTAATCTGATTGATCCAGATGATGAAGCAATGAACCCATTTGATGCGGATGAAGGCGCAAACTTCAAGCTGAAAATGCGTAAAGTTGAAGGTTATGCCAACTACGATAAATCAGAATTCGAGAAGGCATCATCAATCGACTTCGATTCTATCAAAGGTCAAATGCACGACTTGGGTGGTGCAGTCACAGCTCCAAAGGTTCAGCGTGATGAAGAAGACGATGATAATGATTTCGTAAAGGAGACAGTCAAGAAAGCAGCAACAAAGCCTGCTCCTAAGAAAGAAGAATCATCAGATGACGATGACGATCTAAATTATTTTAGGAAACTTGCTGAAGAGGATTAATTCTTCACAAATGGGATAGATGACCAACAGAAGTTAGATGTCTATCCCAATTCATATTGCCTTGAATCGACCTATCACATACTTCACAGTAATGGATAGGTCGATTCTTTGCTATTTCACTAAATTTCTTTTTAGTATCTTCGGTATGAGGTGGCATTTTTCTGCCTGCATTTGACAAACCCCATTCACCGTTTTTGATCATTTCATACCCAACTTCCTTATCTACTCTCATATATTCGCCTGTTGTCAAATTACGAATATTGACCTTTTTCTTTTGAGAATCGCTTTTCTTCTTTTTGGTCGACTCTTTTTCCTTTGATCCTTTTGGTTTACCTGGTATTATTTTCTTTCCCAGAGAAATGAAATCGGCATTTGTTTTACCTTTATTCCAAGGAATTGTTCCAAGTTTAGTCAATCTAAGCTTTTCTCTTCTTTCTGGAGAATCAACTACACCTTTGAACGAACCAAATCGTTTGTTCAACCAATATGAATATTGATCTTTTGGTATTGATAACAAAACATCATCTTCCCATTTCTTGGCATCCAATGGATCATCAAAAGTTTCGCAAACCAAAACAATGTCTGGTTCACCATATTCTTTTCTGAAATTGAATACTGATTTTGAACTTGTAAAGTATTTTGTCCAAAGGTTTTGTGGATGCGATTTGCTACTATATTGACACCCGTAATACCATTTGTTATGGTCGGACCAACCGATAATATATGTGTAAGGAACGGACATATGTTTCTCCGAATAAATAGATTGTGGGACAGCTCAGACTCCGAACTGGGTTGAAAGATATTACCAGTATCTTTCTAACCACATATATTTATACAATACCACCTTCGGGTGGTTTCTTACTATGCAAAGAATGTTCTTGAGTCTAAATATCGCACAAAAGACGAATCAACGTTTCTGGTACCAATACCTTTGCCACCACCGCCGGCACCACCACTCATCATATTGTTATTGGTAACTGGAGAATTATTTACTTGTGGTGGTGTTTGTTGAACTTGTGGTTTAGCTTCTACTTTTTCTTGTGCCTTTTCCAGTTCTTCAGACCGATTATTATCCCTTATCGCCAGGCCAGCATCGATTGCCATTGATGCTGCAGTTCCTATTCCGGGAACTGTACTAAGAGCACCAGAAGCAACTTCACCAGCGGCACCTGCCCAGTCACCAGACATTGCTCTAGATGCACCAAATGCTAAACCAGCTACTAAACCAATTCCTGGAAGTTTTTTTAGTAATGATTTGCCTGCACCCTTAGCAACAGCCTTGGCCCCAGTTTTTTCTGCTGCTTTGGCGG